GTTGTCTGGGATAAAGAGTTTAACTTTGTTGGAGTTACAAATCCATTTGCATTTTTAGATACTCCTATCGAGTTCTGCGTTGGCGCTGCAGTTATAAAGAAGAATTTAGTATTAACTTTTGGCGTTCAAGATAACTGCGCCTTTGTTCTTGAGGTTCCTAAGAAGGTTGTTAATGGAATGATTACGGAGGCTATGTCTTATGGACGTTAAAGAGTTTGCCTTACAACTGGCTGAAAAACCTAATGATCCTCAGATTAACTTTGATCTAGCATCTGCTTATGAAGAGCAGTTACAGTATGCATCTGCAGCAGGGTTTTACTTACGAGCCGCTGAACACGGGTATAAAACCCACCCATTAATTGCCTACACATCTCTGTTAAAGATGGCCCTATGTTGGGGTGCTCAAGGAGATAGAAACCGCACCGTGTACAACAACATCATGCAGGCTATCGCTTATTTACCAAATAGACCAGAGGCGTATTTTTTAATGTCTAGAATTAAAGAACGTAATAGAGATTATCAAGAGTGCTACACCTATGCAGAGTTAGGTTTACTATTTGCTACTAATGCTCATAACCAACCTCTTCCAGGGTACGTTGAGTACAACGGAACATACTGCTTATTATTTGAGAAGGCTGTTGCAGGTTGGTGGATTGGGCGCAAAGATGAAAGTCAAAGTTTATTCCAGCACCTACTAGATGACCATAAGATGACACAAGAGTATGTCAGTGGATGTCTTAATAATCTGAAATTGTTTATCTGATGTTTCCTAATTGGTTTAAGGATGTAGAGAAGTACTTCAGACATGTACCAAGTGTTCCACTTCGTGCACTGCAGATCGGCACCTACACAGGGGACGCTACGGATTGGCTAGTTAATAACCGAGAGATTGAATACCTACATGATGTTGATACTTGGGAAGGTAGCAAAGAGACTGCCCATGAATCTCTGGATTTTTCTTCAGTAGAGGCTTACTACGACTCAAGATTTAAAGATAACAATAAGATATTAAAGTACAAGATGAGTAGTGATGAGTTCTTTTTAAAGAGTACGGATACATATAACTTCATATACATCGACGGTGATCACACCGCACTACAGACCGCTATCGATGGCTTAAATGGCTTCAGGCACCTGGAACCAGGTGGGGTGATGGCATTTGATGACTACCTGTGGAACTACGGCGGTAAGGAGTACCTAGAGCCTAAGAGGGGTGTTGATTGCGTCCTTAACGTCTGTAAGGGTGAGTACAACATCATTGAATCTGGATACCAAGTATGGATTGAGAAGTGCTAGATAACGCCTGCTTTGAGGTCTTTCATACTGATACTGGAAATGAACTAAGAAACAAATCTTATGAGGGCATTTTAAATTCTATGTCCTTCTTGCCACGCCTTGGCTCTGAGACTATGTATCTAAATACAGCAGAGAAGGCTGAAGCATTTATTAATCAAACCCCAGAGTTTAAAGTAAATACGGTTACTGACTTCTGTAAGCCAGGAGAGACCTTCCCACCATCATCTGGAGTTATAGGAGTTTGGGCAAGTACTTACTTGGCTTATAAAAAGTTTTTAGAGTCTGATAAAAAGTTATTAATACTGTTTGAAGATGACATAGTCATAAGTAAAAACTTTAAAGGTATTGCAGAGTTATACATGAGCGAACTAATGCCTATCTGGGATTTCTTTTCTTTTTTTGTTCCTGATGATTCACTCTTTGCATATAATGAATCTGAACATGATTTAAGTGAAGAGCACATCTGCAAGTCTTATCAACAATGGTCTTGTGCAGGATATGCGGTAAGTAGACGTGGGGCAGAAAAAGCAATTGCAGATATTAGATTACAAGGAATTAACTGCCCTATAGATTGGTATATATTTAACTTTAGAATGAAGCAAGAAAAAAATCAAATGCGATTTAATACCTTTACAATAAAACCACAAATATATAAACCTATAAAGTTTTTATTAGAAGCGGCTCAACACAGCCAAATTCACAACGGCAGTACAGAACTACTTTAGTTACATTCCACCATACAACAACACTGTGGTTGTTGGATCTGCAGCAACTTGTCCAGTAGTTCCTTGTGTACCTTGAGTTCCGTTAGTTCCACCAATACCTTGCGTACCTACAGTTCCTTGAGAACCAGTTGTGCCTTGGCTACCTACCGTACCTTGGCTACCTACCGTACCTTGGCTACCTACCGTACCTTGGCTACCTACCGTACCTTGGCTACCTACCGTACCTTGGGCTCCATTAGATCCTACAAATCCAGCAGTTCCTTGCGTTCCAGTAGTTCCTTGGGCTCCAAGGGTACCTTGAGTACCTTGAGTACCTTGTGCACCTGTATCACCCTTGTCACCAGTACGAGCAAAGGTAATTAAAATATCATCAGAGTTAAGTAATGTTCCATTTCCAGATACATAAGAACAACCAACTGTAAACCAACCAGTATTATCTGTAAGAGATGAAATTGTATAAAGTTTAAATACACTTGTATCTAATTTCTTTGATACACGGAAGTGTCCTTTAATAGTTGAAGTAGAGTCATCAATTGTGTTTAAAAATGAGGACAAGTCTGTTACAGAGTCATCGCTTGCATCAATATACATAGCAGTTGCCGTTGTAGGAGATGCGTTAAATCTTAAATTTCCAGTTCCTGGATCAGCATTAGTAGTACTTGTTAAGAAAGTGTAATCAAAGGTGGCTCCACCAAAACTACCAACAGTGCCTTGGGTACCTAGAGTTCCTTGAGTTCCAGTAGTTCCTTGAGTGCCTTGAGTACCCTGAGCGCCAAGTGTTCCTTGCGTACCGTTTAATCCCTGAGTTCCCTGCGTTCCTTGAGTTCCTTGAGTTCCTTGAGTTCCTTGAGTTCCCTGTGTTCCTTGAGTACCAACACCTACAGTACCTTGAGTACCTTGAATTCCTTGTGAACCAACAGTACCTTGAATGCCTTGAGTTCCCTGTGTTCCTTGAGTACCAACTGTACCTTGAATTCCTTGAGTACCTTGAATTCCTTGAGCACCCTGTGCTCCTGTTGTACCTTGAACTTGAGTTACAGTTGTATTAATTACCTGTGTTCCAGCATCGTAGGTAAATGTAATACCTGTTTTACTGCCGCTATTTAAGGCATTTGCAATACGTGAATTTGTAGCATATTTATTTACAGTACCTTCAGAAAGGTCATCTGTAGTATTTAATGCTGAACCTGAAATAAGTGCGGCAATTGCATCTTCATCAAGAAAGTATGGCAAAGTAGCATAAGCAGTACTACCATCACCAATTTTAAATTTATTATTTGTAGTGTCGTAACAAACTTCACCAGCATATGGTGTTGGATTATTTGCAGTCCATTGACCAGCAGTTCCTCGTCGTATTTGAATGCGTACTGATGACATTAAATTACTCCTCCACCATCATAAGTAAGGGCATAAACATCTGACCCACCTGCTTCATTTCCACCATCAATTGTTGCTGAATAAGAATCACTTCCTCCAGCCTCATCTCCGCCTTCAAGTATATCTGCTGCTGCACTAGTAACAATCTCAAACCATTGCACCCCATCAAATACAAACAGATTCTTTGCATCTGTGTTGTAGTAGATATCACCAGCGTACCTGCCAGTAGGCGCAGTGCCTACGGCAAGTACGTTGATAGGTACTAGGGCTCTTTTACTCACGTATTAAGCCTTTACTACGACCCTGTAAATTTCACCTGATTGTGGAGCAACTGCAAATCCGATAGTTACAGCAGATGTAGTTGATGCAATTACATCAGTGACTACCTCGTTATAAGTAGCGTCTTGAACAGTTACTAACACATCTCGTGTTCCAAGATTGTGTGTAATTGTAAATGTTGTTGCTGAGTATGGAGATACTGGAGTAATAGTCTCTGCATAAGTTCCAAGTTGACCAGAGGTACCTTGGGCTCCCAGAGTTCCTTGAGTTCCTGTTGTACCTTGAGATCCAACTGTTCCTTGTGCACCAGTTGTACCTTGTACACCAGTAGCACCGTCTAAGTTGATTGACCATACAGCGTAGGTTCCTGAACCTCTAACGTCATTGACGTTTACAACAAGGGTGTCAGTTCCTGATGTGTAACTTACTACAGTTGCAGACATGTTGTTGTTTACATCGTAAGCAACTACTACGTCTTGACCTACTGAGTATGAAAGATTTGGATCAGCCAGTACAAAACTTACGTTATTTGCTACTGCAATTGAACGTGAGGTTGTAGAGGTTGTCTTGTAGCGATCAGATTGTCCCTGAACACCTTGAGCACCAAGTGTACCCTGAGTACCTTGAGTACCAACAGTTCCTTGAGTACCTTGTGCACCTACTGTGCCTTGAGATCCAACAGTACCTTGAGCACCTACTGTGCCTTGAGCACCGACAGTTCCCTGAGCACCGACAGTTCCTTGAGCACCAACAGTTCCCTGAGCACCAACAGTTCCCTGAGCACCAACTGTGCCTTGGCTACCAACGGTACCTTGAGTACCATCTGTGCCTTGAGTACCTTGGGCTCCAAGAGTACCTTGAACGCCTTGAGTTCCTTGAGAACCGACTGTACCTTGAGTACCAGTAGTTCCTTGAGTTCCTTGTGCACCAGTTGTACCTTGGGCTCCAAGAGTTCCTTGAGTTCCTTGGCTACCGACTGTTCCTTGTACGCCTTGGGCACCTAAAGTACCTTGAGTACCTTGGGCTCCAACGTCACCAGTACGAGCAAAGGTGATAAGAACGGCATCGGTATTTGATAAAGAACCAGCACCAGATAAGTATGTAATATCTAAATCAAAGAAACCTGTGTCATCAACCATTGAGTTGATTGCATACATTGCAAACACAGCCGCATTAGATTTCTTAGATACTTTTACGTGACCTTTAATTGTTGAAGTAGAGTCATCGATAGTTGCTAAATATGAAGAGATGTTTGTTGCATTTACATCTTCATCATCAATTACAAGATGAGTTGCAGATGCTAAAGATGCATTATTAAATCGTATATTTGTTGAACCTGGGTCTGACATTGCGGTGGTTGTACTGTATGCATATTCAACAGTTACGCCGCCAAAGTTACCTTCTTTACCTTGTATACCCTGAATACCATTAGCACCTTGAGCACCAAGAGTTCCTTGTGTACCCTGTGCACCAAGAGTGCCTTGAGTACCTTGAGAACCTACAGTTCCTTGTACGCCTTGAGATCCAACGGTTCCTTGAGTACCTTGTGTACCAACACTTCCTTGTACACCTTGAGTACCATCAGTACCTTGAGTACCTTGGGCTCCAACAGTTCCTTGAGAACCTACAGAACCCTGTGCACCAAGAGTACCTTGGCTACCAACGGTTCCTTGAGATCCAATTGTTCCCTGTGAACCAACGGTACCTTGAGTACCTTGAGAACCAACAGTACCTTGTGATCCAACGGTACCTTGGGTTCCTTGTGAGCCAACTGTGCCTTGTACTCCTTGAGAACCAGTTGTTCCCTGGGTTCCTTGAGCACCAACATCACCTGTACGAGCAAATGTAAATAAAAGTTCTTCGCCATTGGTAAATGTTCCGTTACCAGATACGTAAGCAACTTCTATATCAAACCAATTTGGTGCTGAGTCTGTAAGACCAGCAATTGTGTAAAGTGCAAAGACAGATGTATCAAATTTCTTAGATACTTTTACGTGACCTTTAATTGTTGATGTTGAATCATCAATAGTCTGTAAGAAATTAGAAATATCGTAGTTACCATCAGAAGGATTATCATCTAATGCAATGTGTGAAACTAAAGTTAAGTTAGCATTGTTTAGACGAGCAAAGTTGTCGCCTGGGTCTGACATAGTTGTGTTATTACTATATGTATACTCAACAGTAATACCACCAAATGAACCTTCAGTACCTTGAGTACCTTGTGTACCGTTAAGACCTTGTGCACCTAATGTGCCCTGTGTTCCTTGAGCGCCAAGAGTACCTTGTGAACCTAGTGTTCCTTGAGTACCTTGCGCTCCTAATGTTCCTTGAGTTCCCTGTGAACCAACTGTACCTTGTGCACCTAAAGTACCTTGGGTACCTTGTGCACCATTAGAACCGTCTAAACCTTGTGCACCAGCAGTTCCTTGAGAACCTACTGTACCTTGTGAGCCAACTGTGCCTTGTGCACCAACTGTACCTTGTGAGCCAACAGTACCTTGACTACCTACTGCACCTTGTGTACCAAGCGTTCCTTGGGCTCCAAGGGTACCTTGAGTACCTTGTGCTCCAGTAGTTCCTTGCGAGCCTTGACTTGCATTAATCCATGCAGTGCCATTCCATGTGCGTAAATATAGTAATACTGTGTCAAAGTAAACTTGACCAACTACGGGAGATGCTGGAGCGGTCGCTAAATTTTGTATTCTAGCATTTTGTAATTCTAATTTGTTTAAATCAATTGGGGTTAAAAACTTACGGGCCATTTACATTATCTCCTTAAGATAAATACGCTTTTCCTGAAAAGGCTTGAGAGAACGAGACCGTAAGTGAGTTCGAATTAGTGTATGTTATTTCACCTTCATATATTGTACCCCCAGAGTCTACAACTGTAACGTTAGGCTTAAAGCCTAAATTATGAGTTATAACCCAAGAAGAACTAACTGCATTTTGGACATGTTCATATGCTAACGCCTGTGGTTCTAAAGCGTTTTGAGCAGTTCCAAAATCTTGAGTTCCAGAAGGAGTTGTAATAAGGATGACATCATTTACTACAATGGGGACCGTAGATCCTGGGCGAATGTACTGACTCATACTTCTGTTACCTCTTCCGTCTTAAAGATCTTTCCTCTAACGTATGTGTGGGTGACTCCGTCTTTTGTTAACTGTACGTCATAATAAGATGTACTAGGTAACATTCGGGTCTGTGTTCCAGTGAGCGCTAATTTTAGAGTACGAAGGCCTGCTCCGTCTGCTGTACCAACATTTGGAAATGTAATTGTAAAAGTTGTTATAACTCCAGGAATACCTACTCCTAAAATATCTGCTTTTGCGGTATAGGTATCCACTTCAAAATCAAGAACAATAGTAAACTCGTAGGCATCTCCCTCATAGACAAAGAGGTCTTGAGTAACAATTGATACTGGAGTCTCCACATTGCCATAGGTAGGGGTAGGCAGGTGGACACGGGTAGCGGCTGAACGATCATCAATTTCTTGTGGCTGAAATATTGGAACATAATGATTTGTAGTTTTAGAAATTCTTCGGAAACTAAAGACATCGATCTTAAACATACCAATACCAAGTTGAGAACACAATTCTTTGTATTGTTGTTTTCTTGCCTCAATCATCTGCATCAACTGTTGGTAACGCTCAGACCTTGGAATAGTAACCCCATCTGGAGCAAACACGTTAATATCAAAAGCAGCATCATTTGCTAATGCATACAAAGCAAGAGTTGAAGCGTAAATAATTACTGGGTACTCTTCAAGAGTTGGTAAATTTTGTAAACTGACACTACGACCATATGCGTCGGTATGGAAAGCGGAGTGTTCAAGGAAGGCTGTACTTATGTAAGTTTGAACTTCAGCAGTTGTAAAATATCTAAAGTAGTTTCCAGCAACAATTATATCGTCACCATTAGCAGGTACGTCATCAAAAACAAGATAGCCAGTTGCCTCTTCAACTTCTACATCCGCAGAAATATCTGAACCATTCTTATTTACTATTAAATTTGCTCCATCAAGAGGAGAATAGGGAACTAAAAACCTATTAGTAGTGCCATCTGCAGTAAAGGTATAAACAAAAGATTTAGGAAAATCGCCAATTTCAGACCTTAAGCGATCTGCAAGGCTTGAAATTGTGGCCACGTAACCTCCGTTAAAATTCTATGCCAATCATCTCGTGTAATCTAACTTTATTCAGCGCAAAATAAAAAGGGTCCAACTCCCAACTGGGAGGAGGGCGGGAACCAGTTGAGAGTCGGACTACTAGCGACGGCTAGTCTTTAGTTTGGCCGCCAAATGTAACCTAGTTGTTCTAGGTAATCAGCGAGTGATTTCGGAACTCTGTACTTAACTCCTGCTTTAAAGGTGTAAGTATTTCCAACCCCATAACTCATATCATCAATGTCGGTGATTGTGCGAATGACAACCATGTCACCTGCAGTTGAAACTCCAACATTCTCGATTTCATCCAGTATTAATGGAGCATCTGGTTTTTTAGGATCAAAGACATCTTTTTCTAGACTCTCTGCCTCAAGTTGAGTAGCGATAGAAATTTCTTCTTTACGCTTTTTTAATGCTTCTGCATTTTTCTTTGCTGCTTGTTCCGCTGCTTTGCCTGTTGCATCAAGCGGACTTGTCTGTGTGTTTGCCACGGTGTTTATTCTCCTAAGTTAGTTAATGATGGCTGGGAGCCAAAAAAGGAGTAAGGCTCCCAGACATCAGGTAAAGCGATTTATTAGTTGGTGTAAACCTTAACAATTGCTTGATCGGTAATTACGCCAAGACCCCAGATTGCATACCAAGCAAGAGCGTGCTCACGACCGAAGTCAAGAACGCCACCATCACGAAGTTCAACTGGAAGAGAGATTGCGTGACCAAATGCGTTGTCACCAATCATGATTGATTCGTAAACTTCAGCACCGTTACCAGTTGCTGATGTTAGGTAACCTTTTTCTGCTGTGTAATTTGCAGACTCTGGGTTTCCACCACTTCCTGGAGCAGTGTTAGCCTTAACAGGAACTTCAATTTGAGATGCTGGAATACCAACAGAAGTTGAAGTTGTGTATGCAGCGTTAACTGATAGTTTTTTAACCTGTGTTGTTTCGATGAATACTACGTCGTATAGACGACCGATTTCACCTAGCATGAAGTTACCTGGAGCAGCGTACTTAGTTACTTCGATGAACTCTGGGTTCGAACGAATATCACGTGACTGCTTTGGGTGTACGAACTGTACGTATGTCTCGCCTAAACGAGGGATGTTCTTACCAGCAAGGGTAAGAGCAGCATCCTTTACAGCACCAGTTGATAACTTGTAGTTACCATCAAGGTCTGACATTTGTGTTGCTACTGTACCTTCGTTGTACCAGTCATTAACACCTTGTACTGATGAACGGTCATAACCGAACACTGCAGAAGTTGCTGCAGATAGAGTGTTACGTGCTTGTACATCTAGGTATTGCGCCATTTGGCGTCCTAGAAGACGAGATGCTGAAGCCATTACATCATCAAATGATGCATTAAGTAGCAACTCAGAAACAGCAACGGCATAACCGTGTTCTGCTACTGTGATTGCAATTTGCTCTGCAGTAAGTGCATTCGTAGTCATACGAACACCTTCTGTTAGAGGAGTTGGATCTACTGCGAAGTTCTTGTAACGAAGGAAGTTCACACGAAGACCAGGTGCTACACCTAGTTCAGTCTTCTTAACTGCGAATTGTTCGAAACGAAGAATTGGCATTGCCTGGAACAAAATTTCTTTCGACCAGATTGTTTGAATTGCTTGGTTCAGGCTTGTATTTGAGCCTGAGTAAGCGGTTGGGGCGCCTGCGAGTTGCCCTGTACCTGTAATTGCACTTGCCATTTAGGTCAAGTCCTTTCCTAGTAGTTGTTTGGGATTAACCGAACAGTCCCTGACCACGATTGCTGGCTGCTGTGCCAAGTAATTTGGCTCTTTGTTTCGCATAATCCGCCAATGACATTTCCCTGATCGAATCAGGTGAGTACGATTTTTGTTCCGAATCATTATCGAGGGGTCCTGCGGCAGGATTAGTAATTCTAGTTCCTGCCATTTGTTGTCTTGCGCTTTGCATTGC